CAGCATCCGTCGTGCCGGATGTACTTCGAGTCCTGGCGAGAAACACGCAGGTGTTTCTCTTTCCTCTGGGCAAAGAAAAAGCCAGCTTTCGCTGGCCTTACTTGTTTGGTGCCCAGAAGAGGACTCTAGCCGCCTTAGTTATCAATAGGTTGGGTGCGTTTGCCGCAATTTTGACGCACTACCTTTCTGTCCTCAAAGAATCAATCCACTTATTGACATCTTCACGCTTCCACCGGCAATGACCTTGCCCCTTCGGTGATGGTAGCCGAATTGGTACGGGAAAGTCTGGGTACATCGCGTACCTTTCGGCAACGACACGTGGCGCGACTTGCAGAATATCGGCAATATCTGCGGCAGTGAGTAGGGTATCGTTCACGGTATTACCTCGTACATCAAATTAAACTCGTTGTCCTTGTAGGTGCGAACCTTCCCGTCTTCGCCAATGACGACCCAGTCGCCGATGCTCAGGCACTTAATGCCACCCTGGTGTTTGCGCAGCATGATCGTGTCTGTCCCGTACAGGCTGGCGGATTCAAACAATGGGGCGATAACGTCGTAGTTATGGCCTTTAAACTGGAAGCATTCAGCTTTACGTGATCTGCGTTGGTGCGTCGGTTTCATTGTCTACTCTCCAGCTCAATCAGCAATTCGATAAAGTGCTTGGCCTTTTCCAGGTCGTGCATACCACCCTTATCGCGCCAGCGGGTGACGTACTTGATGACGTTCCCTTCTGCAAACGGGATGCCATTGGCGTGGATAAATTCAATCGGCTGGATCTTCAGCTTCTTGTAGTGGTCGCCGCCTTCTTGTTTTTCTAACGCGCTCATCGGTATCCCTTTCGTGTCATGGCTGCTAACAATATGTCCTGTACTTCCCGTTTCGTTTCGACCCGCTCGATGACCATCTCGTCCACCGTGTCGCGTGCAATGATGTTGTGGATGAACACCGGGCGGACATGCCCTGCCTGCTTCTGTCTGACGGGTCCGATACGCTCGATGATTTGAAGCCGTTCTTCCAGATTCCAGTTATGGCCGAAGAACACCAGGATGTTGCCGCCGTCTTGCAGGTTCAAGCCGTGACCGGCAGACGCGGGGTGAGCGAACAGTATCGGTATCTTGCCATCGTTCCAGTCGCGGATCGTCTGGGGGTCAGCGTCCAGGTGGCGACCAGCTGGGAGCGCGTGCCGCATCCGGGCGAGATCTGACTTGAAGTGGTACGCCACCAGCACCGGAGCGCCAGCGGCTTCCTCGATAACGTCTTCAAGTGCTTGCAGCTTCGCATCGTGTACTTCCTTCCAGTTCTGTTTGTCGTCGATATAGGCCGCACCGTTGGCAATCTGTAGGCACTTGCCAGTGCGTGCGGCGGCGTTGAACGCCTCCACCTCATGACCTTCCAGCTCCATGAACATTTGCTTCTCCATGTCCTGGTACAACTCACGGGCGCGGATCGGCAGGTCGACGTAAATGTTATTGACGATTGGCTCAGCCAGGTCGAAGTAGTCCTTCGCGTCGATGGTCAGGCAGATGTCGCGCAGCCTGTCCTGTATTTCTTCCTGGGCGGTAGGCAGGGGGGTGCTACCGTAGCCGTCGTATGACATCTTGAACCAGCGCTGACGGAACGAGGTGAAGGTGCGCCCCAGACGTTCGCCGCCGTCGACGAACCACATGATCCCCCACAAGTCTTGCAGGCCATTACTTGCTGGTGTGCCTGTCAACCCGATGTACCGCTTCACCTTGGTGTGTGCCACGCTACCCAGTGCCTGGGCGCGCTTGACACCCTGACGCAAGCGGAAGCCCTTGAGCTTGCTACACTCATCGGTTATGACGGTACGGAACGGCCAGTTGTCGCCGTAGTGTTTCGTCAACCAGACCAGATTCTCGTAGTTGGTCGTGTAGATATCCGCTGGTTTATCAAGCGCTCGACGACGTTCTGCTTCTGTACCTACAATCGGCACGATCTGGATATGTTGCAGGTGCGGCCACTTCCTGACCTCTTCCGGCCATGTCGTTTTAGCGACGCGAAGCGGGGCGATAACCAGCGCAGGGTAGATGTCTTCCACATAGTTCAATGTGTTGAGCGCGGTCAGGGTAGACACGGTTTTACCGAGACCCATCGCCACGAACAGATTGCAGCGTTTATTTTCCAGCAGGTAGCTGACGATCAGCTCCTGATAGGGTCGAAGTTTGAGGGTCATACGATCCCCAGTAATTGATTGATGCCCTCGAAAGAATCAATCACGACGACCAGCTGCCCCATGTCGTGCATTCGCTTGTGTTCGCGCAGCTGGCGCGGCTCGGCCTTCTTGCCGGGTGCTTTCAGCTCCACCCAGACCGATGAGGTGTAGTACTCGCCGACGCGTACGCCCGTTCTGAGCATCACGAAGCGGTCAGGCGCGCCACTACGACCAACCCATTTAACCTTGCGGACCTCGCCGCCGATTGCTTTCACGCGCTCGACAAGGTACGTTTCAATATCGCGCTCTCTCATACGAATTGCTCCGCGTCCAATACGTGACTGACAGTGTCGTTCAGTAGCGTCGAACTGAACTGGGGTGTGTTTTTCGGGTTAAGTGGCGCGATAGCGCCGACGATGTTCACGCCGTCGATGCTGAACAGCCCCGTCTTGTCGCCATATTGCTGAAGCCCGAAGTATCCCATTCGGCTAGACCCTGATAGCTTTGATGCCTTGGCGATGCGCCCCAGCAGTGCCGCGTCGAAGTTACTCGGTGCGGCCAGCATGTTCGGGATCTGAATAACACGGCGCCAGTCGACGGGTCGGCCTTCGATAGCCGGGTAAGAGAGCTGTGCACCGTTCAGCATAACGCCCAGCGTTACGGTGGTTTCGCCCTCGATGATCGATACCTGCACGTCCTTTGCTTTTGACTTGATGATCGCCTCGACCATGGCGTTCGGCATGATCCATTCGCCGTCCTGCTTTTCAGGATATTCATCCGGCAGCAAACACACGCCAACTAGTGCGTCGGTGGTGGCCATCAGGCGCAAGCAACCGGCGCGTAGTTCAAGTGTTACGCCGTTCGGGTAGTAGCGCACGTCTTTGTCGGCGGCGAACTGGCTGATAGCATTGAGTAAGTTTGTAGGTATTTTCAGCATGTTAGTCTTTCCGGTATCGGTAATCTTCAAAACCTGCCGCCGCGAGGGGCAGGCCTGCGTGCCAGGCATTCGGTGTTGTCATCAAGTCGGATAACAAACCAGCGTTAAAACATTCGTCATCGGGTGCTTCCGTGATAATTTCATCGTGGACGGTCAGCACGATCTCAAAGCCCACGTCCTCAATCCGCTGCATGTTGGCGGCCATCACGTCACGTGCTACGGCCTGCGTGCAGTTCTCAACCAGCTTGCCGCCGTAGGTGCTGATACGACCCCACTGGCGCGTGTACTGGTTTGTGCCCATGTACGATAATTTGCCGTTCTCGACTTGCGGTTGTGGGTAGCACAGCGCGCGGCCAGAGGGCAGGCCGATGCGCAGCCACGCACCGTCACGGCGAACCTTGAACATGCGGCAATGGATCGTCACGGCAGGATTCTCGGTGGCCTCGATCGCAGCGGCTTCCAACTCTTTCCACAGCGTTGACACCATCGGGTGGGCTAAGCGCCACAGGCGTTTGAAGGCATCGCAGACGATGAAGGCGTCCTTGCTCAGGCCGAACGTCGAGCGGTTCTGCTTCACCGCCCAGTTGTAGAACCCATCGGCATCTTCGTAGACGGCAGCCGGTAGGGATTCGATGGCGGCAGCGGCCATCTCTTCCAGGTCAATGCCGTAGGCCAAGGAAAAAGTCAAGAACGCGCCAACGCCGCCTTCGTAGCCCATTGCCAGCTCCATGACCTTACCGACCTGGCGTTCAGCTTTGGTGACATCTTCGGGCTTGATCTTGAAACTCTTGGCGTAGGCCAGCTTGTAGAGATCCGTGCCTGTGCCGTTGTCGAAGTCGCGAAACGCTTGCAGCTTCCATTCTTCACCGGCGAGCCAGGCGAGGATGCGACCTTCGATGTTCGACAAGTCGGAGATCACCAGCTTCTTACCTTCGGGGGCGACGATGCAGCCGCGAATTGCGGAGCTGGCCAGGTGCATCACATTGCCAAAACAGAGGTGCGCGACGCCCGCCTTCATCGCATCGATGCCAATGTTGATCTCGCCAGCGGGGAGCAGTCCACGACTTGGCAGGTTCTGGGGCTGGAAGGTGCGACCACTCCAGCGACCGGTGCGACCTGCGCCGTCGAACTGCAACGCGCCGTGTAGTCGTCCGTCTTGCGTCGTGCCGCGAGTCAGAGCCTTGTACTTGCTGGTGCTGGTGGTCGTGACTTGCAGCCGGACGCGTAGCAGTTCTTTTAACCCGTCAGGGATGTCGGGATCTGCGAGACGGCGCTCGAGCGTAGTCATTTTCAGGTCGGGCAGTAAGACGTGATACTCAGCCAGGATGTACTCGAACAGCGGGTCGCGCTTGGTGACGCTGGTCAGCTCACCATCGGTGATCGTCTGGGTGTGGCCTGCTAGTCGTCCTTTTTCGGTATCGACGGCGTGGAGTGCGGCGGCGACAAGTTCTTCGTCGACTTTGAATCCTCGATCGTTGATGCGCTGGTCGAGGTGCCAGAGGTCAAGCTCAGCGCCTGCGTAGTTCCAGCTTGGCAGGCGCTTGTATACCTCGCGTACCGCAGAGATATCCGCTTTCGCGTATTCGAGGAAGGCTTTCCACTCTTCAGGGTGCGTATCACGCGTCGCGCGGCGGGTGGACATATTCTTTGGGCGCGGCTTGCAGAACAGATGTACCAGCTTCTTACCGTCTTGCTTGGCATCATCCTGTGACACTTTCAATATTACGCACAGCGCGTCCAGACTACCAGGGAGAGAATGGGCGTAAGCCTTCACCATCGCGCAGCGCCATTTTTCCAACGGCGGGGCGTAGTTCGGGAAGTGACGGGCAATGACCAGCCGGTCGAAAAGCGCGTTGTGCGCAATCACTTCATCCGCTGCTTCGAGGGCAGACAACAAGTTCGCATACTCGATAGCTTGTTGTGAGTCATTGGCCGTGTTATCCAGGCAATGCACCTCGCCATCGTCAACCGCCCAGGTCACGATCATGCACTCCGAATCCTGCACGTAGCGGTACGTTCCCCACTGAATGGGTGTCTCAGAATACGTTTCAGTGTCTAGGTAAAGTCTCACGCTGCTGGTCTCTCTATTTTGTAAGGCGCTACGTGAGGCACTTTCTCGGGGTGGAACTTCGTGTTATGCACGAATGTCCAGGTACGGACTACGCCGCAACGGGCGCACTTTGCGCGGGTCTTGCCTTCTACCGCTGTCGTATTCCACTTATGTATGCACATGTGTATCTCCTTGTTTAAACGCTAATCCACCAGCACCCTGCTGCCGGAACTATCAGGAAACCCGCAACCTGATGCTGATGGGTAGATCGCTCTATCACTGCCGATCGGGAGTCGGTTTATTCGATTGAAATAGTCACTACGATTTTCTGCGCTGCGGTCAACAGCAACGAGACATCAATCGGTATTGAGCCACGCTCGATGATCGCCTGTACCTCTCCGATGACGAAGGCCAACGGCTGGTCGGTACTGTTCACCACATCGCGGCCAAACTCCGCACGGAAGATTTCCTCGTTCATACGAAGGCCTCCGCTTCTGCGCCTTCGGTAATGTCTGCGAAGTCATCCGCCTTGGCTGAACATCCGCCGCCGAATGCGTCACCGTCTGCACGGAAGCGAATGCCTGAGAAAGCGCCCCGAATGCCTGGGTTCTCGCCAGTCTGGGCGTAGATATTGACAATCGCATCCACGTAGCAACCAGCGTATGGGCGGCCGTCTTCTTCAACCAGTGGGGTCTTGTCCAGGTCGAACACACCTGGGCGCACCTTGCTGTGGCAGGACAGAAACATCATGTCGGCGTAACCGTCGTACTCTTTGGTGTTGCCGTCGAGGTAAGCGAACTTCTGGCTATTGCCATCCCACTGCTTGAGGTAGGCTTCGGCCTTCTTGCCGTAGGCTTCATTTGCGACACGCTTGATCTCGGTGCGGATCTTGAGATCGTTTTCGCTGCCTGGCTCAACAAGGAACGTGGCATTGAAGCGCGGCTTGCCGTCGCCGGTTTTGAATTCGACCGCGCGGAAGATGTCAGGGAAACTTAAACGAACGTAGTTCAATTGCATGGCGTTACTCCTTTTCAGATTTAAAAAACTGCGGGTACTTCAATTTCACTTCATCAATTGCGGCATCAATTGCAAAATGTCGCTGGTTAGGTGGTGCGTTTACTGCTTTCTGTAAAATGGCGCATGCGTCGGGTGGCAGAATCTTCGCGGGCGGTATTCCGCTCCTTGGTCTGTCCTCGTTCATCGCTCAGCCCAGTGCATCAAGTCGTCGGCCAGATCAATCCCGACGTGCAGCGCGGTAGCAGCCAGTCGGTAGACGAAACCCACGCAGGTAAAAGGCATGAGAAACACGGACAGCGTTAGGCATGTAAGCGTCTTCATACGAAGGCCTCCGCATCGAGGACTTCATCGAACTGGTCAGCACCTCGCACCAAGGCGGGGCGCTTGTCGGACTCAGGCGCGACGGACGGCTTGCCTTCGGACTGTCCTATCATCGGCAACAGACGCGCCCATCTTTTCGGACTGGCTTCTTTGAGCAGCTTCTCGATGACCGTCGGGGACACCAGCTTGTAGGTGTAGATCGGATCTTCTTCGAGCTTCAGTTCTGATTTCAGTCTCATGCCCTTGAGTACGCGTTCGGCTTCTTCCGCATCTGTCCAGGCACGATTGCCGCGTTTGCCCTGCACCAACTTGTAACCACCAACGGGTGCGCCAGCTAGCAGCCGACGCTCGACTTCCGCGCGGATCGCGGTACACCAGTCTTCGATCAGGTCTACCGATTTCATCATCGCGCCGAGTAGGCCAGCGTCATCGCTTGCCATTGTCGTGACTTCTTCTTTGATGTGCTCGGGCGTGATGTCCTCGAACTGCGCGCCGACAGTCTCCGATACTTTGGCGGCCAGCGCCGGGCAGGTTGCTTTCGCTTTGCAGAAGTGGCACTGCTTTTCACCAGGGACGAGATACTGAAGCTCGTGACCCATCCAGTTGCTTCGATACTCAAGCGCGGTCAATGCTGTCTTTGCGCGCTTGCTGGTCTCTTCACCCCATGCCACCAGGTCGTCAATTGAGATATCCCACTCCGACGGCCTTGTGTTGATGCGTGGCTGAACGATAACGAGACGTGCCCGTTTGTAGTCACCCAGCATTTCGTACTTCTTCAGTGCGCCCAGGGCGTACATCTTGAGCTGGCCGTTATCTTCCGCGCTGACTTCAAGGCCTTGACCATACTTGAGATCGATGACGATGATCTCGCCGTCGGGAAGTACAACAGCGTCACCAGTGCCTTCGGCATTCGCTTCACCGGTGATGTGGCCAATCGGTAGGGTCTGTTCAACCAGCAGCGGTCCGCTCTTGGCATAGTCTCGGACGATATCCAGATATATCTGAACGTAGCGAACCATGTCGGCATCCACCTCAAACGAGGGAGAGATTGCGCCGTCAAGGAAGAGGCACCCGTCGTTCGTTACATGGATGAACCGGCCTTTGTGCGCCAGTACATTGACACCAGATGTCAGACACTCAGACGCCAAGAAGTGAGCCGCGGTGCCTTCGTCTGCGTACTTGCTGGACGTGTTCGGCTTGTCCAGCTCCATGGCTGGCGCACCCGGACACGCACCCCAACGGTGCTCACTAGACGGTGAGAGGATTGCGTGTGCGCTCATTTTGTTTTCTCGCTTAGTAATGCGTTGTTTTCCACCCAGAGGTCAGTAGCGGCTGGTGCGTCCAAGGAGGTCAGCGCCGCGTTGTTCATCACCCAGAGGTCAGTAGCGGCTGGTGCGTCCAAGGAGGTCAGCGCCGCGTTGTTCATCACCCAGAGGTCAGTAGCGGCTGGTGCGTTCAAGGAGGTCAGCGCCGCGTTGTTTTCCACCCAGAGGTCAGTAGCGGCTGGTGCGTTCAAGGAGGTCAGCGCGCCCCCGTTAATTTCAATTCTCTTGGCGACCAACAAGACACTTTTTGCGTCTTCGATCGTTGCGTAGATAATGCCGTCGATGCGTATCATTTAAGCGCTCGCTTTCTGGATCGCGACCAACACTTCAGGCCACTTTTCACTAGGGATAGCCGACAACTTGCCGCCTTTTGCCGCGTCGACGCCGAATTCGGCGAGCAATGCCACAACGACGGGGCTGCCTTTCTTCGAGGCCATAGCAACGAACGGGATGCGCACATCGTCGAATGTCAGGACTTTGGCCTTTTCAGAAGGGGATTCCTTAACAGGCTCGGCTTTCACCGCTTCGGTTTTGATTGCTTGCGCCTTTTCCGTTTTGGCGGCAGTCGGGGTACCGACAACGGTTAGGGCTGGCTTTTTTGCGGTGTCGTCATTTGCGGCTTTCACCCCTGAGAGGTGAGTAATCAGTTCGCGGAGTGTGGCGGTATTTTCAAGTAATGCGGCTTCGAGTGACATGGTGTATCTCCTTCTAGTGGGTGAGTGAAATTAAGTTGTTCAGTTCGGTAACTGCGATGGAATGCGCTTCGCTGTACTCCTGGAATTTATTAGCCAGTTCGAGCATTGCTTTTAGTTCCTTGGGTGTCTCAATCTCCGATTCGCGGATGGCGAGCAGATACTCGGCAGACGTTGCGTAGTTAGTGACGACCGCATCCACGAGCGGCGCAAGCGCTTCGTCTTCCACCGCTCGTGCGTCCTGGATTTCGAGTAGCATGGCCATGCGCTTGACCAGTTCGATTTCAAGATCGGTCGAGGTGATGGCGTTCTGGGTTGACTCTGCGTAGCGCAGCAGTTCTTCATCATTAAGGGCGGGCAGGTACATTCTTGATCTCCTGATTTTTGATAGATTGTTTTGCTACGGGACGTATAATAGCAAAGCTATTTAACGCGCGTCAATAGCTTTGCTATTTATTTTAATAGACGTGAAAAAACCCGCACTGGGCGGGTTTCAATTTAGGAGGGTGTTATGGGTAGCCGAAGTGGTTTGTTATTTTTAGGCTGTTCGCCCGAACTGGACGCAGAATTTAAGACAATGGTAGAGGATCTACGGTAGGGTGTTCATAAAGATGCGTCACAGTACCCCATCCAGTCAGCGGCTTACAGAACTGCGATTCGGGTGGGTTGCGATGAGGGCGGCGCAAATGATTTTAAGCGCGGATACCTGCCCGGCTAGAACATCGGCTCGGCCGTGTTCTACAAGGATCAGGTCTTCGAGTCGCGCGATCTTTTCATCGTTTTGTAAAGTCGAGCATTGATTAGTAAAATCAATTAGTTATATTTATTTACGTAATTGATTGCTGTGCTGCTCGATTCGTTGTTCGATGAGTATTCTCTGTTCAGTGCTAATAACGTGGCCTTCATAGTCAGATTGAACTTTTTTAAGTTGCTGGGGTGTGGTCGTAATTTTTGTAAACAAACTATCGGTATACGTAAACGCAAATATCTGGTCGTTGATTGCTTTTAGCTTTAGCTGTGCGTTGTCCTGCATCTCAGCTGGGAGTTGCTCTTTTACTCCATCAAAATAGTTTTGTGCGTCTTTTAAATTACTTGAATCCAGTTTTGCCTTATTAATCAAATGTGTTAGTACATTATCGTACACCTTAGCCAGTTCTTTCTTAACCATGCTGGTCCTCACGTCCTCCCTACCGTCGCCGCGCCCGAAAGACTTCCCAAGCTCCAGATCGATACGATTATTCGTTTCAGTGATTACGGTGCGTAGCCCTTGCTGGTAGGGCGATTCCGTGTTTTGTGCTCCCGTTTCAGCTTGCGCTAGGCTTATTGGGAGCAGGTTTATCAAGATTAAGATCAATAGCTTCAGCATGTTCCTAGGTTCCTTTCAAAATTTGAACGCCAGCTGTATTTGCAACTGGATCACGTTATTAGTTTGTGCCTTGTTTCCTTACTTTCTCGACATCGACAAGGCCATAAAGCTCGCGGATTCTATGGGCCAGTCTGGGGGATATCTTATCTATTGGCACATCAAGAGTCTGGGCGAAAATAGCCACAGTCTCAAGCCCCAGTGATCGCAGCGGTTTGGTGTATTGGTGGATCATGCTTTGCGACCAGCCACACCTTGAGGTGAATTCTGCTTGCGTAATCATTTCATCAGCGAGATGACGTTCGATTAGCACTTTTAAGCGTGCTGCGTCGTCTATTTGCCATTGTTCTATTTTCGCCATGTGCTTACTTTGTCGCATTACAATTTCCTTATCAACTAGCAAAGCTATTGACGCGCGTTAAATAGCTTTGCTATTATCGAAGGCATGAAACTACCCTCCTATATAAAAACTACGTCCCAGGCCGCTTTCGCTGCGTCATTAGGTGTATCCAGTGGCCTGGTTTACCAATGGTTAAAAGGCATCAGGCCGGTTGCGGCCGAGCAGTGTGTCGCCATCGAGCAAGCCACCAAAGGCCAGGTCACCCGAAAAGACCTGCGCCCGACTGACTGGCACTTGATCTGGCCTGAACTTATCGATAAAGACTTACCCCCTCCACCCAGCTCATAAACCAGTTGGGTGTTTTTGCCTGTGGTTCGCCACGGGCTTTTTTATTCTTGAAAGGCAAGGCATGACAATTGAACTTATAGACCTTCGCGCAAAAATCACGGAACTGACTGACGTGGTGCTCGAAGCGCAGCAACGTATTTCTGGCAAGGAGCGTAGTGAGATAGTGCGCGATGTGTTGCATGAATGGGCCTCTTGCCGTGAGCGTGAAGCCACTCTACTTCGGAGCCTCATGGAGTCTAAGGGAATCTCAGGGAATCGCAGGGATTAGCGTCCCTACCCGCCTAACTCTGTGTCACAACAATAAAAACGGGGGGGGCAATTATGCCTAACGTACTAACAATGCCCGAACAACGGGCGGGCGCGATGCCTGAAGACTGGAATACCCTGGTGTGGGGCCTTGAGCTGACTGAGGATCTGTTACCCGTCGTCTCGAATCTTGAAGCTGAGATAGCGCCAGGATCAACACTGAAGGGGCTGGGCAAGGTGCCAAGTCTATACAATGGTTCTCGTCGGGTGGTCGGTATCCCGAAGTGGACGGATCACGTCACGACGCTTAACGAAATTTCAGCATGGCAAAAGGAGAAGGATTATGGAATCTGCATACAGTCACGGCGTGTTAGAGCACTTGATATTGACATTAAAGACCCCGATCAGGCACACGCTGTTGCTGGATTCATTGCTGGACGGATCGGATCTCTCCCCAGACGTGGACGGGGCAATTCATCAAAGTTTTTGCTTGTTTTCAGATGCGACGGAGACTTGCCGAAACGCAGCTTTACAACATCAGAAGGTCTTATTGAATTCCTTGGCACAGGTCAACAGTTCATCGCTTGTGGCACTCATACAAGCGGGGCAAGATATGAATGGGAAGGTGGACTCCCCCAGGACATACCAGAACTGGATTTAGAACGGTTCGAGGAACTTTGGCTGGCGTTACACGCTGAATTCGGTGTCGCGCCAGCAACTACTTCAAAAATCAGTACACGCCATGAGGTACTGAACAACGCCATCGTGGCCGATCCAATTGCTCAGCACCTCATCGCGCAGCACCAGGTGCTTGGTATCGGCGCGGACAAGAAGATGAACATCGTTTGCCCTTGGAAAGAACAGCACTCCATGGACTCAGGCGATACCGAGACGGTCTACTACCCGGCACATACCAACGGCCACCCCCATGGTGCGTTCAAGTGCTTGCACGCGGGTTGTGAGAAGCGTAGTCAGCAGGCGTTCCTTGACGCGGTGGGCTATCAAGCGCCCGATATGTTCGAGGACATCGTCGGCGAGCCTACGGAAGGGCAAAAGTTAAAGTATCAGTTCGTCCTGGGCGATGTATATACAAACCGGCCTAACCCTACCTGGCACGTCAAGACGGTGTTACCCGAATCGCCCCTGGTGATGATCTTCGGCGCGTCTGGATCGGGTAAGTCGTTCTTCGCCCTCGATCTGGGCATGGCCGTGGCGCGCGGTATCGAATGGCGCGGTAATAAGACCAGTCAGTCACCCGTGGCCTATGTCTGCGCGGAGGGCGCTAGCGGTTTCGCTGGACGAATGAAGGCATACGCGCACCAGCATGGTATTGATCTGGCTGAGACGCCTTTCTACACGCTGGATGCAGCCCCGAACATGACTGATAAGGCCGATGTGGTGGCACTGGCGAGAGGTATTAAGGCCATCGGCGCGCGTATTGTGTTCGTCGACACCTGGGCGCAGGTCACACCTGGTGCAAATGAGAACAGCGGCGAGGAAATGGGTGCGGCGCTGGCGCTGTGCCGTGGGTTGCATAACTTTACTGGTGCGACCGTTGTGCTGATACACCATGCCGGTAAAGACAGCAGCAAGGGCGCGCGCGGGTGGTCAGGCAGTCACGCAGCGGCCGATGCGGTGATCGAGGTGATACGCGTGGACAACTACCGCGCGGCGTCTGTTGTGAAGATGAAGGACGGCGAGGATGGCGCAGAGTTTGCCTTCACCCTGGAGACGATCGGCGTGGGCTTCGATGAAGACGATACGGAAGTCACCAGCTGCGTGCTGTTACATAGCAACACGGCGCGACCTGAAGTGGTGAAACTCAAGCGGGTGCGGAAGTATGAAATGCTGGCGCTGAATACGTTGGCGGCGATGGACTTCGATCCTGAAGTGGGCGTTCCGTATTCACGGCTTAGCGCTGAGATGAAGAAGCAAACAGTGCCAGACGAAGGCAAACATGATCGTCGGATGGCGGCCTTCAAAGTTGAGATTGAATTGCTCGCCTCAGAGGGGCGTCTCGCAATAGATGATGGGATGGTGCGTAATGTTTGCATATAACTCGCGGATTATTGCAGATTGCTTATATTAGCGAGTTTGTCGGTTTTGTCGGTTTTGTCGGTTTTGTACCAAAAATGCGCTTGTCGGTTTTGTCGGTTTTGTCACCCCTCCCCGTAGGGGGGTGACAAACAAACGAGGGCGGACGATCTGACAAGATTAAAAACTAACTTGCATAAATCAACGAAAGGGCTAGTCGTGAAAATATGCAAACACGGTAAACAACACGGACGGGCAAAGCTAACGGATCACGAAGTTGAATTGCTGCGCAAGATGGTTGAGAGTGGCGAGCTCACCCGGCGACAGGCACAAGAGAAATTTGAAGTCTCGAAGGGGTACGTCAGCCGACTATGTAGGTACGAACGGCGATGAGTTGCCTTACACGGCAGGAGTGCGGTTATCGTTCGCGGCATGACTATCCGCTCACCAGAACTTTTGCAAGCTATCTGCGACCGCCTCGCGTTGGGCGAGTCGTTGCGTTCGATTTGCCGAGACCCGGCAATGCCTGGTCAGTCAACGGTGTTCGAGTGGTTGAATGCAGACTCACTCTTTGTGGAGCAATACGCACGTGCGAGAGACAAAGGCCTCGACGCGATGGCGGAGGAACTGCTCGAGATTGCAGACGAGCCGGTAGGCTCGACCGACAACGGCGCGACTGATAATGGCGCAGTGGCTCGCAACCGGCTCCGCGTCGATGCGCGCAAGTGGTATCTATCCAAGCTGGCACCGAAGCGTTACGGCGACCGTTTGGAGCTTGATGGACACGTTGAGATCGATCTTGCGACCTCGATCCTCGCAGCACGCAAGCGCAGTGGCGGGGGTTCCTGATGCCGTACAAAGATCCAGAAGCGCGTAAAGCGTATCTGCGAGCTTACTCAAAGCGGCCAGACGTTAGGGTGAAAGAACGTGCGCGTAGCACAACACCCGAAGCAAGGGAAAAAGCCCGCCAGCGAAAGGCAGACCCCGTTAGTAGGAAAATCGAGAAAGAGCGTTCACGTCTACAGCGCACGGGATTCACAGTTGAGCTGGTTAATTCCTTGATGGCCTTGCAAAACGGGAAGTGCGCAGTGTGTGGCGCGGATCTCAATAAGCTACCAGCGCACCACATTCACGCCGACCACGATCACCAACGTAAAAAGCCGCGAGGGCTGTTGTGTAACCGGTGTAACGTCGCCGAGGGGATGATTAGGAAAACGGGATTATCACCCGCTGTTTTTTCCGCATTCTTGCAGCGGTATCTTGATAACCCGCCGGTTGATATTCTTGAATTGATATGAACAAAATGCACCCGGACTTGATGTTAGCCCAGGACATGGCGCGATTCCACCACGATCCACTTGGTTTTGTTATGTTTGCGTTTGACTGGGCGAACGATCCTGCCTTGCAGATCGTCAAGCTGGTAGCCCCGTATTGCTACGTGTACGACTGTGAATTTGGCCCCGACTTGTGGGCGTGCGACTTCCTGACCGACATCGGCAACATGACCCGTGAACGCAGCTTCAACGGCGTGCAGGCGGTCAATGCGCTACGTCTGGCCACCGCGTCAGGTCACGGTATTGGCAAATCGGCAATGACCGCTTGGCTGGTGGACTGGATCATGTCAACGCGGCCCTACGCCAAGGGCATCGTGACCGCCAACACTTCGGATCAGCTATCGAGCAAGACCTGGGCGGAGATTGCCAAGTGGACGAAGAAGTGCATCACCGGCCACTGGTTCGAGGTCACAACTGGGCGCGGATCGATGCGCCTGTACCACAAGCAGCACCCCGATTCGTGGCAATGCAACGCGCAGACGTGCCGGGAGGAGAACAGCGAATCGTTCGCCGGTCTGCACTCCGCATCGTCCACACCGTTTTACATTTTCGATGAAGCCAGCGCGATACCTGACGCAATCTGGAAGGTGGCCGAGGGCGGACTCACCGACGGTGAACCGATGTTCTTCGCGTTCGGCAACCCGACGCGTAACAGCGGCGCGTTCAAGGATTGTTTCGGCAGGATGCGCCACCGTTGGGGCAATCGTCAGATCGATTCGCGTAACGTGTCAATCACCAACAAGCAGCAGATCGAGCAGTGGATTGCTGACTATGGCATCGACTCCGACTTCGTCAAGGTGCGGGTGCGCGGCATCTTCCCGTCGATGTCCGCCAAGCAGTTCATCGCCGTGGCCGACGTGGATGCAGCACGCGGCAGGCACTTGAAACCTGAAGCGTACAACTTCGCGCCGGTGATCCTGTCCTGTGACCCCGCATGGTCGGGCGACGACGAGCTGGTGATCGCCAAGCGTCAAGGGTTGGCCTTCTCGATCCTGCGCACTATCCCGAAGAACGACAACGACATCCAGATCGCGGGCATCCTGGGGCAGCTCGAAGACGAGCACAAAGCCGACGCCGTGTTCATCGATGCGGGATACGGCACGGGTATTGCCAGCGCAGGTCAGACGCTCGGGCGTGACTGGACGCTGGTGTGGTTCAGCGGTGCGTCGAGCAACCCCGGTTGTCTCAACAAGCGCGCCGAGATGTGGATGTCAACGCGCGACTGGCTGAAGGCGGGCGGCGCGATACCGGACGACGAGGTACTGTACTCGGACTTGATCGGGCCTGAGACCGTGGCGCGCATGGACGGCAAGATCCAGCTGGAGAGCAAGGAGGACATGAAGAAGCGTGGCCAGCAATCCCCGAATCGTGGCGATGCACTGGCGCTGACCTTCGCCTACCAGGTGGCAAAGAAGCGATTCATTCCGTCCAACACGACGCATCCGCTTGATTATGACCCAGTTGCGCGTGCGCAGAGTTGCCTAACAAAAAACAGCGCCGACTATGATCCGCTCGCAAACATGAGATAGGGGTGCGTGATGTCAATCGAGATTCGGAACTGTTCGTATGCTGAGGTGGCTGGAGACCCCGCGTTCCCGCGGCTGATTGCTGCGTACGCCGCCGAGTCAGGGACTGAAGGCTTACCCAGTCCGACACCCGACACCGAACACTATCTGGCGGCTGACCGCTGCGGATTGCAGCACATGATCGGCGCGTACTACAACGGCAAGTTGATTGGCTTCGTGAATGTACTTGTCGCGCCGTTTCCGCACTACAGCACCAAGATCGCGACCTTGGAGTCGTGGTTCGTACATCTCGATTACCGATATACCGGTGCGGGTCTGGCGCTTAAACGAGCAGCCGAACGCACAGCTAAAGCCAACGGGGCTGCTGGCTTGTTTATCAGCACACCATTCGGTAGCCAACTCGCCGCTGTTATGGCCGCGCAGTCATCCTACCGGGAAACTAACCGGGTTTTTTTTAAGGCGTTCAAATGATTCCAGCGGTCAAGCAGGCTCTACCGACGATGTCCGATGATGTTATCGCGCAAGTTAAAGCCTTCGAGGTGCGGGTGCTCGCAGCACCACAAACCGAAGTACTCACGAAGCACGTACTCCACGCCGGGATGTACGTGAGGACAATCATGCTGCCCGCTGGCGACGTGATGACGGGCGCTTGTATCAAGATACCGACGGTTGTCACGGTGTGTGGCGATGCTGATGTTTATACGGGCGAGGGTGTGCTGAACCTGCAAGGCTACAACGTGCTGCCCGCACAGCGAGGACGTAAACAAGCGTTCTACGCACACACAGATACGCACATATCAATGGCCTTCCCGACACACGCCCGCACCGTAGAAGCTGCTGAAGCCGAGTTTACAGATGATTACGAGATGCTGATGTCGCGCCTCGGTGAAAACGAAATAGTTATAGGGGATTTAATATGAGCGGGGCGATAGCAACAGCAGCAGCGTGGATGGTTGGCGGTATGGCGGTATCGAGTATGTTGGCTCCGAAAGCACCAAGCATTCCCGCACCACAAGCGCCGATTGCACCACCGCAGGCCAGCAGCGCGCCACAGGTGCAAGGCGTGCAGGCCGCGATGGGTGGCACAGGACAGGCGGGCGGCGCACCCGGCGCGGCCTCTACGATCTTGACGGGTGCGGGTGGCGTCGACCCGAACAGCTTGACGTTAGGCAAGAAGTCATTGCTGGGCGGCTAACGTGGGCGAACGCACCCAGAACCAGCAGATACAATCCCGCCTAGGCCAACTCAAGGCGGATCGTTCTACGTGGTTCGCGCATTGGCAAGAGCTCACCACCTACCTGTTGCCGCGCAACGGGCGCTACTTCCTGCAAGATCACAACAAGGGCTGGCGCAGGCATAACAACATTCTCGATAACACCGGCACGCGCGCACTTGATACGCTTGCCGCCGGTTTGATGGGTGGGCTGACATCACCCGCTCGACCTTGGTTTCGTTTAGCGACGAGTGACGAGAGTCTAATGCAATCGGCAAACGTGAAGCTCTGGCTCACACAATGCACGCGCATCATGCTGAATATCTTCCAGAAGTCCAACACCTACCGCGCACTACATGGCTCATACCGTGAGCTGGGCGCGTTCGGCACGTCCGCCATCATCATGGCTGATGACTACAAAAACGTGATCCATCACCACCCGCTTACCGTCGGCGAATACTGCATCGCGCAAGACTGGAAGGGTAACGTCTGCACGATGTACCGCGAGTTTGAGCGCACCATCGGCGAGGTCGTAAAAGAATTTGGTGTTACAAACGTCAGCACCCAGACGAAAAACCTGTTCGATCGCGGCAGCCTCGACCAGTACATCCGCATCATTCACGCAATTGAGCCACGCGAAGATCGAGACGCGACGAAGAAAGATTCGCTCAATATGGCGTGGAAGTCCGTCTATTACGAACTGAACGGCGACCCGAACAAGCCGTTGCGCGAGTCGGGCTATAAGTCTTTCCCTGTCCTCGCCCCGCGTTGGGACGTATCAGGCGGCGACGTCTACGGCAACAGTCCCGGCATGCTGGCGCTGGGCGACGTGAAGCAATTGCAACAACAGCAGCTTCGTAAGTCGCAGGGCATCGACTACATGACAAACCCGCCGCTGCAAGTACCCGCCACGCTGAAGAATCGGGAGATCGAGCGTCTGCCGGGGGGCATTACCTACTTCGACGCGAACAGCAACACACAGGGTATCAAGACGATGTTCGACGTGAACATCAACCTGCAACACTTGCTGATGGACATGCAGGACGTACGCGGCCGCATCAATGGCGCGTTCTATGCGGATCTGTTCACCATGATTTCCAGCATGGACAACACGCGTATGACCGCCACGGAAGTGGCTGAACGGCACGAGGAGAAGATGCTCATGCTCGGCCCCGTGCTGGAGCGACTGCATAACGAGTTACTTGATCCGCTTGTCTCGTCTACCTTCGATAAGATGCTTGCGGGTGGGTTGGTTCCACCTCCACCCCCAGAACTGCACGGTCAGGCAATCAACGTCGAGCTGGTCAGCATGCTGGCACAGGCTCAGCGTGCGATTGCTACTAACGGCGTGGATCGTTTCGTCGGCAACCTTGGGCAGATCGCGCAGTATAAGCCCGACATCCTGGACAAGTTCGATTCTGACAAATGGGCGGACAGGTACAGCGACATGCTGGGCGTTGACCCCGAGATCATCGTCGCGAGTGAGCAGGTCGCACTGATTCGCCACCAACGGGCGCAGGCGCAGGCGCAAGCCGCGAAGGCGCAACAAATGCAGGTCGCTGCGGACAGCGCGGCAAAGCTGGGCAACACGCCAGCGCCAGCACCAACCAATGCACTTGGCAGCGTCATGGATCAATTCAGCGGATACGCTTAATTCAAAGGAGATAGATATGGGATTGCAATTCGGTAGTACACAAGGTGGTCTAAGACTTAAACCAGACGGGTACGAAAGCCCCCGGCGGGTACGCGCTTTACTAGGAGGCGGATATGCCATTTCCAATATTTGACGACCGCAACGATTACACGCCTATTAACGATATGGTCGTGGTTGTACCGAACGACACGGTTGATTTACAGTGGGGCGGTAAAGCGAGTGCTTGCCGTGCGGTTATTTTCAACGCAGCGGGCGCCGTTAAGTTCGATACGGCAGGCGGCACGACCATCACGCTGGCGATTAGCGCAAGCTGGTTCGGTGTCCAGTACATCCGCGTCAAGCGGGTCTACGCCACGGGTACGACCATCGTGGCGGGCAACATCATCGCTTGTTACTAGGAGAAACAGCATGGCACTTATCAGCATGAAGAGAGAAAGTAGTGACGGCATGGATTACGCGTCGTACATGCCGGGGAAATACCCTGGCGGTCTGTGCCTCTATATCGACGAGGAGCAATGCAAAGCGTTAGGCTTAACAACGTCGATCAAGCCCGGTACTGAGGTAAGCATTCAGGCAAAGGGTATTGTTACTAGCTCCACTGAATCGGTCGAGTCTGACGGTGACGACAAGGGCAACGATGTCAGCTTATCGGTGCAGATCACCGACATGAGCCTGAAGGTCATGGGCAAGGTTCGCGACGCTGCTGGCGAATTGTACGGGGCATAGTTGCCTTACCCCGACAGCCTTGTAATACGCTACCCGACATGAGTGACCACGACCCTTTTGATTTAACAATCCAGACGGATAAGCGTCAGACCGCAGACGAGCAGGCGCGTAATGCGCAACGCGTCGAGCGAGACGACATTATCTGGCTAATGTCAGGTAAGCGAGGCCGGCGGGTGGCACACCGGATGTTGGATCGCGCCGGCGTATGGCGGCTGAGTTTCAGCACCAACGCGCTGCAAATGGCCTTCAACGAGGGTATGCGCAACGAGGGCCTAGCCCTTACCGCGCAGATTATGGCGAGTTGCCCCGCGCAGTACGCCGAAATGATAACGGAGAATCAAAATGACTGACCAGATTGCAGACACCGGGAACATACAAACTACTGGCGACGCGACACCCGCACCGACTGCTGCGCTTTTTGGCGCTGAGATAGCCGGTGCAGAGCAACAGGCGGCCGACGGACAAGCCCCTGCTGATGCGCAAGCGGACGCAGGCATAACCGAAGCAGACGCGGCAGCGGAGGGCGTAAAGCCCAACGGCGCACCGGAGTCATACGATTTCAAAGCACCCGAGGGTGTCGTCTTTGATGACGCTGTAATTGGTGAGTTTTCGACCGTTGCCAAGGAGCTGGGGCTATCGCAGGACGCCGCGCAAAAGATCGTTGAAAGGCTCACCCCGAAACTGGCCGAACGCACCGCTCACGCGCAAGCCGAAGCAGTTACTAAGTACCGCGCTGAACTGGTTAGCCAGGTAAAGGCGGACAAGGAAATCGGTGGCGACAAGTTGAACGAGAAACTCGCGGTAGCGGACAAGGCACTTAGTGCATTTGGCACACCCGAGCTGCGCACGTTGTTGAACACGTCGGGACTGGGCGATCACCCCGAGATCATCCGGGCGTTCTATCGCGCAGGCGTGGCGATTTCGGAAGACAAGTTCGTGCCTGGCGGTACCAAGCCTAGCAAGGCGGAACAGTCCGCAGCGTCACGGCTGTACGGTTAATCACTTTCAATTTAAGGAGTATCAAAATGGCAACACTCGCAGCTGGAGCATTAACACTCGCCGATTGGGCGAAGCGCATTGACCCCGATGGCCGCGTGCCGGTCGTGGCCGAATTGCTTTCTCAGTCTAATGAGATTCTGGAAGATGCGGTTTTCCAAGAGGGCAACTTGCCTACTGGCCACCGCGTCACGATCCGCACCGGATTACCCGCTGTTTACTGGCGCTCGTTGAACCAAGGTGTGCCGTCCAGTAAGTCCACGACCGTGCAGGTTGACGAGTCAGTCGGCATGCTGGAAGCCTATGCCCGCGTCGATAAAGACCTGGCAGAACTGAACGGCAATCTTGGCCAGTTCCGCCTGTCGGAAGACACCGCGTTCCTGGAGGCGATGAACCAGACACAAGCTAGCACCATGATCTACGGCAACCCGGCATCTGACGCGCGTCAGTACCTCGGTCTGGCACCCCGCTACGGCAGCATCTCGGGTGCGGGTAACGCGCAGAACATCCTCGATGCGGGCGGTTTATCCACCAATAACACCTCTATCTGGCTGGTGTTGTGGGGTGAAAACACCGTGTTTTGCACCTTCCCGAAGGCATCCAAAGCGGGTTTGCTGCACGAAGATATGGGCGCGCTGACCGTGTACGACACCGCCGGTAATCCATACCAGGCTTACCAGACTCACTACCAGTGGAAGAATGGTCTGGTCGTGAAGGATTGGCGCTATGTGGTGCGTATCTGCAACATCAACACGGCCAACCTGGTGGCGAACACTGCCGCTGCTGACCTGATTGCGCTGATGTCTCGCGCGTTGGATCGTATCCCTAACTTCGGCATGGGTCGTGGTGCGTTCTACATGAACCGCACCGTGTACTCGATCCTGCGCTTGCAGGCTTTGAGTAAATCGAACTACGCGATGAGTGTCGAAAAAGGCCTCAACCAGTTCGGTTCACCGCAAAGCTGGATGAGCTTCGAGGGTGTGCCGCTGCGTCGCGTTGACCAGTTGCTGAATACCGAGGCAAGAGTTGTCTAATTGAACTACCCGCCTTCGGGCGGGTAACCACAAAGGAGAATCACCATGATCGCAGACGCAAACCTGGCACTGTCAGGCTCTATCCTCGGTAACGCCACCACCGGTCAGGCAGTCACCGGTACGAACGTGACTGTCTTATCCACTAATACCATCGACTTACTGGCTAACCGCGACATCGCGGAAGGTCAAGGGCTGTTCGCTCGCATGCAAGTGCTGGCCGCATTCGTCGGTGCTACCTCCGTGGAAATGCAGGTTATCACCTCCGCAGCAGCGGCACTGACGACCCCGAACGTAATCGGCACAACAGGCGCTATCCCTCTGGCATCACTTGTAGCTGGTTCGCGATTCGCGGCTGCACTCACGCCGAAGTTGGCCTCAGTAGGCCAGCGCTACCTTGGTGTGCAGTACGTGATTATCGGCGCCGGTACCGCTGGTACGGTGTACACCGACATCGGGCTGGAGATTCAAGACGGCCAGAAGATGTACCCATCGGGTTACGCAGTACTGTAATAACCATCCCTCGCCTTCGGGCGAGGCCTCATTCGTTTAGGAGATTCAAATGGCGCAATACCGTGTACTCAAAGATTCTTTTATTGGCAACTCGTTGGTTAAGGAGGGCGACGTCGTGGACTACGACGGTACGCCTGGCGATAACCTCGAACCCGTTGACAAGGCCGCGAAGGCCGCCGCGAAAATCGCTGCGCAAGGCGAAGCGGATGCTCAGGCCGCCGCTGCACTGGTTTAGTTTCCTCCCTCGCGTTTAACCGCGCGATTTAAAAAGGGGGGCACATTTTGCTCCCCTTTCTTTTTAACTGGAGTACGTTATGGCTTCCGATGCGGACGTTTGCAACCTAGCACTGAGTTACCTGGGCGACGTCGCCAACGTAACCAGCATCGCGCCACCTGATGGTAGCGCGCAAGCCGCGCTGTGCTCACGCTTCTACCCGATTGCCCGCGATCAGTTGCTTGAATTGCACCAGTGGGGCTTCGCCACGACCCGTGTTGCACTGGCGCAGATCGCCAACCCGACTACGTCGTGGGCTTGCGCCTATGCTGGCCCAACTGATGTACTCAATTATCTGGAAGTGATTGACCCGCTCGCGGCTGACCCGCTCGCGGCTGACGACTACGCGGTCGGCATACCGCTGGCGAATACGATGTTCGGCGTAGTTGGATCGAACGTGGCGGTAGCTTCCGCGCAGCCCTTCGTTGTGGAGAAAGCATCCGACGGCAGCGATATGGTGCTGACTAACCAACCGAATGCTGTACTGCGCTACTCCGCTGCGATCGCAGACAGCACGAAGTTCTCACCGCTATTCACTGAAGCGCTATGCCGATTGCTGGCCGCTAAGCTCGCGGGGCCTTTGTTGAAAGGCGCAGACGGGCGAGCTGAAGGTGCGGCGCAGTTGAAGTTCTTTCAGGCGGCACTTGAGAGAGCAGTGGAGTCCGACGCGAATCAGCGCAAGCTGAACGTGAAGCACACCCCCTCATGGATTGCGAACCGATAACATGGCAATCCGCATACTTGACCACGCATTTTCCGCCGGTGAGCTAACCCCTGAACTGTTTGGGCGCGTGGACTTTGCCAAGTTCAGCGAGGGGTTAGCACTTTGCCGCAATTTCATCCCGCTACCGCACGGCCCAGTGGATAGCCGCCCAGGTACTGAATTTGTGCTAGAGGTGAAAAACTCCGCATCGGCAACACGGCTAATCCCGTTCAGCTTCAATAACGTACAGACCTTCGCTATCGAGGTGGGGGCAGGGTACTTCCGCTTCCACACGCAGGCCGCGACGTTGATGCTCAGTGCGGTGCCGTACGAGATAGCGAACGGCTACGCGGCCGCTGACCTGCCGGATATTCATTACGTGCAGTCCGCTGACGTAATGACGCTGGTGCATCCTAACTATCCAGTCATGGAGCTGCGTCGTCTCGGGGCGCTGAGCTGGACGTTTACCGCGCCGAGTTTCAACCCGCCGACGAACTGCCCGACATCCCCTGTGGCGACACCAACGCTCACCGGTGCAGTGTCGTACAGTTATTACGTGTCGTCGGTTAACGCGGGCAACCTGCAAGAGTCTATCGCGACGGCAGCGGCCACTTGCACGAACGATCTGACCGTCGCGGGGCACGTCAACACGATCACCTGGACGGCACCAGCTGGCGCAGCACCGGTGCGTTATAACGTGTACAAGCTAAGCAATGGCATCCTCGGCTACATCGGGCAAGCCGGTGGGCTGTCCTTCGTGGATAACAACATCACGGCGGACGTTTCAAAAACTCCGCCGATATTCGATGCGGTATTCGCAGCGGTTGGAGATTACCCCTCGGCGGTCAGTTATTTTGAGCAGCGCCGGGTGTTCGGCGGCACGAAAAATGCACCGCAAAACTTGTGGTTCACCCGTTCAGGTACGGAGTCGGATATGTCCTACTCGATACCGGTACGCGACGATAACCGCATCGCCTTCCGCATCGCGGCGCGCGAAGCCAGCGCGGTAAAGCACATCATCCCGGCAGCGGAAATGCTGCTACTCACGGCAAGTTGTGAGTGGCGTGTCGCCTCCGTTGGTAGCGGTGCGCTCACCCCGACGACTGTAAGTGTCAAGCCGCAATCGTATAACGGCTCGAACAACGTCACGCCGGTAGTGGTGAATAACCGCGTGTTGTACATCTCCGCCCGTGGCGGTCACGTCCGCGAGATGTCCTACAGTTGGCAAGCGAACGGGTATATCGCAGCGGATATCAGCCTGTTGGCCCCGCATCTATTCGACTATAAGCAGATTGTTGATATGGCTTACTGTCGCGGACCGGTGCCTATTCTGTGGTGCGTGTCGTCCACCGGTCAGCTACTCGGTATGACCTACGTGGCTGAGCAACAGATCGCGGCGTGGCACCAGCATGACACGGGCAATGGTGACGTGTTTGAAGCGGTGTGCGTCATCACGGAGAACGACGAGGACATGCTGTACTGCGTCGTTCGGCGCACCATCGGTGGCGTGCAGAAACGTTACGTCGAACGGTTACATACCCGCAATTTCACCACGCTGGTGGATGCGTTCTTTGTGGACTGTGGGGCAACCTACGTCGGCGCGCCCGCCACTACGGTGAGCGGCCTCACCTGGCTCGAAGGGCGTACGGTGAGCATCCTTGCTGACGGTGCGGTATTCCCGCAGCAGGTCGTCACCGGCGGGGCTATTACAATCAGCCAGCCTGCCAGCAAGATCACCGTCGGTCTCCCTATCCAGGCGGATATCCAGACCATGCCGGTGGCCGCACAGGTCGATCCTGCCATGGCGCAGGGGCGCACCAAGAACGTCAACAAAGTATGGCTGCGCTTGAATACTTCCAGCGGATTGCAGGCGGGTCCCAGCTTCGCCAGCCTTGTGCCATACAAACAGCGGACGAACGAGCCTTACGGTGTTGCGCCACGCATGGTGAACGACGAGGTCGAGATGGTATTGCTCGGCAATATTGGCACCAGCGGGCAGATATGCGTCAGGCAGGACGATCCCTTACCGCTGGATATTGCCAGCATCACATTAGAAGTTTCACTAGGCGGGGGTTAAGATGAGCGGAGCAATGGCAATGAGCGCGGGCGTGTCCGCGATGGGCGCGATGAATCAAGCCAACGCGCAGAAGGCGACACTCGGTTACGAGGCGGCTGTCGCGGATAACAATGCGAAGGTGGCGGAGTACCAGGCACAACAGGCGCTGGCAATCGGTGCGCAACAGGAGCAGACCTCCCGGCTCAAGACGGCGCAAGTATTCGGCGCACAGCGCGCCTCACTGGCGGCGAACGGCATTGATCTCGGGCAAGGCTCGGCGACTGACATCCTCACCACGACGGTGCATACGGGTGAAGTGGACGCGCTCACGATCCGTGACAACGCTGCGCGCCAGGCATGGGCGAATCGTGTACAGGCGCAGAACGACACCAGCAACGCGGCGGCCACCCGCGCATCGGCCAGTGCGATCAGCCCGACGATGGCAGGCCTTACCTCGTTGATGGGTAGTGCATCCAGCTTTGCGGCAGCGAACTACAAGAAAACAGCAGCAACTAAAGGAGCATAACCGTGCCGATCGTCCCGACGTATGACATCCCACAAGTAACTCCTGGCGCGCTTCCTGCTGCCCGCCAGACCACACCAGACCGTCTCATGGCCGCCAACTCAATAGGAGCTGAACAACTGGTCAAGATGGGCGCGGCGGGACAGCAACTCGGTAACACGTTCAACGACATTGACGTCGCGCACCAGATACAGGTTAACGAGAACAAGGCGAAGGACGCGGACACGGCCTACATGACGGGCGCGAATGCGATACTACATGGCACACCGGACAGCAAGGGCAACCCCTCCCCGGGTGCGTACCTGACGAAGATGGGCGGCGATGCGGTAGATTCGTTTGACGCAACGACGAAAGCATTGAGCGACTTTAAACAGCAGTTGCTCGACGGACTGGATAACGACGCGCAGCGGCAAGCGGCAAAGCACGTACTCGAAACGCGGTATGAGGCCTTCGCGACGAAAGCCGCCGAGCATAAGGACCAGCAACTCAAGGTGTACGGTATCGCATCGGCCACCTCGCGCGCCGATGCAGCGAGCGACTTGGCAAAGACTTTGTATAACCCGATCACCGATAGGCCGGTGTTGGCCTATGACCCCACTAATCCCGAGGCGAATACACCCTACCAGCAGAACCTGCAAACGGCGAAGGTCGAAGCGAACCACATCGTCGATCTTCGGTATGGTGTCAATGCCGCGCCCGACGTACGCGCCCAGATGGTCAAGGCTCAAATGGAGAAAGTTTACGTCGGGATCATCGGCCATTTGTACGAGTCGGGCAAAGCTGGCGACGGCAGCACGCAGATCGCGAAGGGCTACTTCGACCAGGTGAAAAGCGAGTTGAGCCCAGCGGTGCGCGACGATATTCAAGGCAAGCTCCACGCAGCGGCCACACAAGATCGCGTGCTGACATATTCAGACCAGATATTCGATACGGTACGTGGCGAGAAAGCGCAGATGTCGCAAGTGCGCAAAGATTTCGAGGCGGGCAAGCTAGACGGCAAGGAGCGCGAACTGATTGAGGCGCGCATCGAGCATCGCGCCGCTAAACAGCGCATGGACGACAACGAGAACACCGCCAGCGTCATCGGTCAAGCGCAGGACTTCCTTATCAACCACCCCGGCAAGTCTGTCACGGATATGCCAAAGAACCTCTACGCCGGAGCTATGCGCACAGGCAGTCTCGCCTCGTTAGACAGCTTCGCGAAACGCGGCATGGGCAATCAGGACGACCCAGTGCTGTTCATGGATCTGCACGACAAAGCGGCGAAAGGCGGGCTGACGCAGCTCGATATTATGAACTCCAGGGGCAAGGTGTCGGATAGTCATTTTGATGACTTGATGAAAACGTACAACGGGATTAGCAAGCAGGATGGCGCGCGTTTACGAGCGGACAGCATGATTAACAAAGCGCTGCAAACACAGGATGTATTAAGTCTTGTTAAGGCCGCGAAGATCGACACCACACCGAAAGAAGGTAGCCCCGCTGCTCAGGACTATGCGCTGTTCACCTCGAACGTCAGAGACGCGCTGCTCGAAGCCCAGAAAAACAACCCAAAATTCCAGCAGGAAGACTTGAACAAGATTGTTCGCGGCATGGTGAAGGATCAAGTGTTGTCTGGCACGGGTCTCGGTGGGTTCTTTATGACGAAGAAAAAACTATATCAGATGACGCCGGAAGAGCGTGCGAAAGGTTTCGAGATACCAAAGACTGACCGTGAGGAAATGACTACCGAGTTTCGCAAGCGAGGCATTAAAGAGACAGAACAAAATTACCAGTATTGGTACATGAAAGCGAACGGGGGTGTTAAGTGAGTGCATACGGCGAATTGATGGACAGCGATAAAGGCATTGAAAAATCGACAGAAATGTCGGGCATGTACGGTAGCTTGATGGACGATGAGGTTGAAGTGAGCCGTAAGCGCGCCGCCTTAGCTGTTGCATTCTCGTCTTCAAATAATTCCGAGCAAGCTGCCTGGCATGCCGACGTGGCGAAGAAGTACCAGACCACGCCCGAGGTGGTCGCGCAGTTCCCTGACCAGTTCAAGGAGGACATGGCAAGACAGAATGCCGACGACCTGTTCAAACAGTTCCCGAAGCTACGCGACCACATCGCAGAGTACCCGCAACGCGCAGCGGTGAGCAAGGACGATCTGCACAATCTGTCGGGTATCGAGCGCACTTTCGCCCAGAGTGCGGCGCGTCAAGTGGCGGGTCCTTTCCGCGCGCTGGCGGCGGGTGTGCTGACCGACTTTAATGCGGCGGCGTGGGGGACGGCTGAGACGGGCGCGGGGCTGGTCGGTGCAGATGCCGCGAAGGCGTACTTCAGCGGGCTGCGTAAGGGTCAGGAGGCAATGGGTAAGGCGATACAGGGCGACTACGGCTCTGATGGTTTTACCGAGGGCGGCATGGCCAGCGGCTTCCGTTCGCTGGGCGCGACGATCCCAGGGCTAGCTGCGGCGGTAGCGACGGGCATTCCACAGTTCGCGCTCGGTATGGGCGCAGGCGTGGCGGGCGGTCAGGCGATGGGTAAGGCTCACGATGCGGGTGCATCATCAGCACGGGCGCTTACCTACGGTATCGAGGACGCGGGTGCGGAGTACCTGACCGAGATGTTGCCGATGGGGCTGTTGCTGAAAGACATTAAGGCGGGATCATCCTTTACGAAGTTAATAGGCCACCAGATGGCGACCGAAGTGCCGGGTGAAGTTGCCGCGACCGCGTGGCAGAACGCGAACGAATGGCTGAACCTGCACCCTGAAAAGTCAATGGGCGATTACGTCAAGGAGCTGGGACCGGATGAAGGCCAGACGATCATCGCCACGGTAGTGCAGACCCTCGCGACGGGCGGCCTCGCGCACGGGGCGATGCGCCTACAACGTAGGGGTGACGAGAAACAAGCCAAAGTCGAACAGGCTGTTCAGGACTTCGCCACGCTGCAAACGGCAAGCGAACACGCGAAGTCCAGCCAGACGCGTGACCTCGCGCCCGATGACTTCAAACAGTTCGTGAACAGTGTGACCGAAGACGGCCACCTGGCGAACGTATACGTCAACGGCGAAGTGTTCGCACAGTCAATGCAGGCCGCCGGTGTCGGCATGGAAGAACTGCAAAAGACCATGCCCGAAGTGGCAAGTCAGCTACAAGAAGCAATCCAGACACAAGGAGACGTTAACATCTCGACCGCTGACTACCTGACGCACATCGCAGCGGGCAAGCTGGGCGATACGTTGCTGCAACACCTGAAGGTTGAGCCGGACGGCATGACGAAAGCCGAAGCGGATGCGCAGCAACAGACGCAAGCGCAGGACATGGCCGACGAGGCAGGCAAGGAGATCAAAGAAATTAGCGAACGCGCGGCCTTCGATAACTCGAAGAAAGCGGTGTACGACCAGGTACTCGCTCAGCACAACGAGGCGGGGCGCTTCTCGCCTGAAGCGAACAAGGTCAACGCGAAAATATACAGCGAGATGATCGGCACGCTGGCGCAGGATCACGGCATCACGCCGGAAGAATTCCATGCGCAGCACGGGCAGACGCTTGTCGGTGCGGGGAGTGGTGTATTTGAACAGGAAAGCACTGAACGCGTGTCCGACAGCATGGATCGCCCAGCAATGACTAGTATCGGCGATTTCAACCCGCACGATGCGGACATCCTGCACCAGGCGTACAATGCGAATAAAGGAGAAGACCATGCCTACACGCACGACTTATTCGGAAATCCGCTACCCGGTGATGAAGGAGGGATTAGTACTGGGCGGGGGCGTACCCGATCAGCCAAGCCCGCCGTATCTGGTGACCCCAAAAGTGGAACCTACGCCACCAAAACCAAACTCGTTCAAGAAGGCACGCGTACCCTCGGCGCGGCCAAAGTAACCACGCCCGAAGAAGCGGCACACGCCACCGCCTATTTGGGTAAAGGTACGGTTGAGCGTTTTGACGCGCTCGTCACAGATAAAAACGGTAAGCCCCTCGCCGTAGTTGGCGGCTTTAAGGGGGACATCGCCTCAGCGCAGATATACCCGTCTACCGTTCTGGGTGAAGCGTTTCGCGTCGAAGGCGCGGCGAATATCTGGTTTTCGCACAACCACCCTGGTGGCACAAACGAACTTTCTGATGCCGATCACCGTTTAAATCAAGCCTTAAGCGAAGCATTTAAGGGTAGTGGCATAGCGCCACGTGGAATGTTAGCTATCGCCAGCGCTAAAGGCGGCAAGCAAAGATGGGGACATAGCGATGATCTCTCGGGAGGCATTAACGAAACCGGTGTTACCCATAACGTGCCATTTATGGAGCGCCAGTTCACCGACACGGGTACGCTCGGTGAAGCCATAAGTTCCCCAGCGTTGGCGAAGGTTGCTGCCGATAAAATATCAAACGGAGAATCTGGGGTGTTGCTGCTTAATTCCCAGAATGAGCCGGTCGGTTTTATCCCGGTTGAGGCTGGAGATACCCTTCCGCTGCGCGTGCCTGGCAGCGGTCGGATGGACGCACTCTATCGGGGTATATCTATGGCGAACGGCCACCGCTCGATGATTGTAGCGCACGGCGACTATAGCCGTGAGCAGATTGATAACCTCGCGGGGTTTCTGAATAGCACCGGAGCTCGGGTACTGGATATTTTTGAGACGCGCCCAAACGGGGCGGTCGTAGCATGGGCTGAAGGGTACAACCGTTTCGACGGTAGCACCTTTGAGCAACAATCTCGTGGCTTCTACGTCCCTGACTCACGCACCATCGGCCTGCTAAAAAACGCTGACCTCTCGACGTATATCCACGAGACCGGCCACTGGGCGCTGGACACCTACGCGAAGATTGCATCGCAGCCTGACGCGCCCGTCAAGATGCAAGACGACATGACCAAGTTGCTGAACTGGTTCGGGGTCGAGTCGCTGGAGAAGTGGAACAGCATGACGCTGGAAGAGCAACGCCCGCACCACGAGCAGCTGGCGCGAGGCTTCGAGGCATACTTCATGGAGGGCAAAGCGCCAAGCCTTGAGTTGCAACCGGCGTTCAGCCGAATCAAGTCGTGGATGATGAGTATCTACAAGACACTGCGCGGCCTGAACGTAGAACTGACCCCCGAAGTGCGCACTGTATTCGACCGCATGCTGGCAAGCGAGGACGCGATCAAGGAGGCCGAAGCGGCACGCGGTTACTTCATGCCCGAGACGAAGCCCGCTGGCGTGTCTGACACGGCATGGCAGGAGCTGAAAGACTTGCACGAAGCCGCCACCTCGGAGGCCACCGACGAGATGCAGGCACGCAGCCTGCGCGATATGAAGTGGGGCAGTAACGCGAAATCGAAGATGATCCGCAAGCTGCAACGCGAGGCAGACGCACAGCGTGCCGTGATCCGCGAAGCGGTTGAGAAGGAAGTATCGGCCATGCCGATCTATCGTGCGGAGACATGGCTGCGCAAGGGCGAGACGACCACGCTGGATGGTGAGGTCATCAAGCTGGAAGCCGATGCGGTGAAGGGCGCGAAGTTCAATAAGGAAGACATCGCGCAGATGTACCCCGAGACGATGAACGCGAGACCTAACCTCGACGCGCTGAAGGGCCTGGTATCGCCGTCCGGTATGTCGCCCGACATGATAGCCGACGTGTTCGGCTTCTCATCCGGTGACGCGTTGGTGCGTGACCTGCTGGAGATGGAGCCGCGCGAGTCAGTAATTGAGGTTATGACCGATCAGCGCATGCTGGAAGAACACGGCGACCTCATCGACGCGCGTGCAATTGAGCAGGCTGCGAACGAAGCGATCCACAACGAGCTGCGCGCCAAGTTCATGGCAACCGGCCTGAAGATGTTGAGCCGGTCGCCTATCTCCGCCCGCACGATCCAGAAAGGCGCGAAGGAAGCCGCCGACGTGGCAGTAGCTGCCAAGGTGGTGCGCAACCTCAAGCCGAAGCAGTACGAGGCCGCAGAGGCCAAAGCGAACCGCGAAGCGCTTAAGCTGGTGGCAACTGACCCAGCGGGTGCGGTACGCGCCCAGCGTTCCGCTGTGCTGAACAACGCCCTGGTGAAGTCCACCAATGAGGCGTTGACGGACGTGCAGAAGCTGGTCGAGTACGGTAAGCGACTGGAGACAAACGCAGCGCAAAAGAATATGCGCGGCGAGATGCTAGCGCAGATGAACGCCTTGCTTGGGCGTTTTGACTTACGCACCAGCGTCACGCAACCCGAGGCGAATCGCAAGCCTATCGGGCAGTGGGTACAGGAAGAAGCCGACCGGCTATCTGCCGTCACGCCTGAAATACCTGAATGGGTGGCTAACGAATCCTACCGCACCCACTACCGTGAACTGACCGTCGGTCAGGTGCGTGATCTGCGCGACACGCTCAAACAACTGGAATTCCTCGCCCGTCGTGAGCATAGGCAATACGCTGCAATCCGTGCGATGGACTTTGCCGACGAGCGTGGCGAGGTACTGGCCGAGATTCGCAAGCACTGGCCGGATGACTTCGATGAGGCTGGCGACGTGTTGGGTATTGAGCCGAAGTTCGCGCCGAAGTTTGCCGACGCGGTGAGCAAGCTGGGCGATAAGTTCGCTGGCGAATTCCTGAGTCCTGAAACGATTATCACGATCCTCGGTGGTGGCAAGTTCTCCACGGTGAACGAGTCGTTATTCGGGCGTATCTCGAAGCGTGCAGACTGGAAGGCGACAAAACTCGGTGAGCTATACCGGGAGCTGAAGCCGTATTATGCGAAGTACAACCTGCAAGAGAAGGTTGAATTCGCCCGTAAGGACATCGGCACGGCGAAGATCGGCCTCGCCATTACCCGTGAAAAAGCGATGGGCGTGGCGCTACTGCACGGTCACGTCGAAGGGCGTGAGCGCTTGCGCAACTACGGATGGGGTGATCAGCAACAACTTGCCATCGTCAACTTGCTCGAAGATCGTGACCTCGATCTGGTGGCGAAGATGTGGCAGATTCAGGACGAGATGATCTGGCCTGAGCTGGAAGCCCTGAACAAGCGCACACGCGGCAAGTCACCCCCGAAAGTCGAGGCAGTACCGTTCACCACGGCCAGCGGTCGTACCATGCAGGGCGGTTACTCTCGCCTGAAGTACGACGGTGATCTGGACGAGGTGGCATTCAACCACGACCGTCTCGATGGCATCAAGGCGCTGGTTGGGGGCACGTTCGGAAAGTCAGCGAAGACGAACCAAGGCACTAGCACCGAGCGTAAGCAGGATGTCACCCAGCGCCCGCGCCTTGATCTCGGTGTGTTCGCCAGCGCGTTGAACGAGTCGGTGCATGATCTGGCCTACCGTGAGGCGGTGGCCGACACGATGCGGATGCTGCGCGACAAGGGCATCATGGCGGCCACTAAGCGGGTGGTCGGTAACGAAGGCTACCGCGCCCTGGTGAACCGCGTGGAAGAGGTGGCAACCCCACCGATGAACCCTTCGGGATTCGTGGAACGCGCCATTGGGATCGCACGTAAAAACACGGTTATCAATCTGATGTCCGGTGTGAAAACTGCGCTGCAAAACTTCACAGGGCTTACCCCCGCGCTGGCAGAACTAAACGGCGGTACGTTCGGCTCTGAGCTGGCGAAGTTTTACGGCTCGAAGATGATGGAGCGATATCAGTTTTGCATGGATCAGTCCGAGTTTATGCGCAACCGGTTTACCAGCTTCGACCGTGACCTACAGAAAGAATCAGGGCGCATGACGCTGAACGGTAGCTACATGCCCGACACCAGTACCTTCCTCGCGCTGATGGGCTTTATTGATAAGGGTGTCAGCGTGCCAGTGTGGAACACGGCATTCAAGCAGGGCATGGAGCGCTTCGAGAACGATGCAGGCAAGGCCGTTGACTATGCGGATCATGTCGTCCGCCAGACACAGGGTAGTGGCCGCGAGGCGGATCTGGCACAGGTTATGTCTGGTCATGGTGGCTGGGGGATGCTGAAAAAAGCCTTCACCATGTTCTATTCCTATTTCAACAGCCAGCTCGGCCTGCTGGTCAAGCACGGCGTTATCGCCAAGCTGGAAGCCAAACAGAATCCGCAACTTGCGACGGCACGCTATGCCGCGAAGTTTATCGCTATCGTGGTTCTGCCCACCATCTTGACCGAGTTACTGATGCACGGCACTGGTCCCGATGGCGAAGACGATGATCAAATGATGATGCGGTACGCCACAGCCTTTGTGAAGTACGGCGCGGGCTTCTTCCCTTTCGTCCGCGATATCGTGCCAGGTGTATGGACGAAGGTCGTGAACCCGAACGGTCATTACTTCGGCGTGAAGATCAGCCCTATTGACTCGGCTGGTGAAGGTATCGTCGAGGGCGTGAAGTCGCTCAAGGATGTTGCGACGGGCGAGAACGACGAGAAGGATACCAAGCACCTCATCATGGCTGCGGGTTACACCTTCGGATTGCCTGGCAAGTTAGTGGCCGATACGGTGGACGGGACGCGCGCATGGCTGTCTGGAGATGCTGGGCCGCAAGCCGTCGTGTTGGGGCCTCCAAAGAAATAGGTTGCCTTACTTGCGCCGAGCTGACGGACAATTCGGCGCAACTACCTAAGAGGTTCTAAATGGCTATCACGTCCGCAGCAACGCGCAAGGCAGGCCCCTATATTTGCAACGGCGTGACCGTTGCTTTTCCGTTTAACTTCAAGATATTTACCGCAGCGGATCTGGTTGTCACACAGACCGATACTACGGGCGTTGAGTCGAATGTCACGTCTGGGTTTACCGTGGCGTTAAACGCGAACCAGGACGCGAATCCGGGCGGTACGCTAACGATGACCGTAGCGCCGGTGGTAGGTTTGCTCATTACCTTGACCAGTCAGGTCGCCAACACGCAGCCGATGGTACTGACCAATAACGGGGGCTTCTTCGCTACTGTGCTGAACGATATGGCTGACCGTTGCGTCATGCTGGTGCAGCAAGTAACCGAGAAACTTAACCGAACGCTCTCCTTCCCTGTTTCCGACGCGTCGGTTGGCGCTCAACTCCCCGGGTCCGCGGCAAGGGCAAACACGGTGCTGGCATTTGACGCATCAGGTGCGCCACTGGCTGGCCCGTCTATTGTGAGTGTCGGGACTGTCGCCGGTAACGTAGCGAGCATCATCACTACGGCGGCTAATATCGGCAGCGTCAACACAACTGCCGCGAATATCGGGAACGTGAACGCAGTCGCCGGAAGTATCGCGAATGTAAACGCGGTTGCTGGAAATGCTGCGAATATCAATGCGGCGGTCGCCAATTCAGCAAACATCAACGCAGCACCGGCGGCGGCGGCACTTGCGCAGGCTGAAGCGGTTATCACCACATCGGATCGTATTGCGGTAGAAGCCGCGATTGCGGGGGCGGGAGGTGGAGTCGTCTCGAATGCAAATTCGGTGCTTTATATGCCTGCAGGTACAGGTGCTATAGCCAGAACCGCACAGGAAAAGCATCGGGAGACTGTTAGTGTTACCGATTTTGGTGCGGTTGGGAACGGAATTGTAGATGATACTGTGGCGGTACAGGCGGCAATTAATACAGGTAAGGCGGTGCGCGTCATTGGTACATGTAAAGTAAACAACTTAACCATGTCTACAGTTGGTCAAATAATTTTCGCTAATGGCGATGGAGTTTTAGTAAAGGGGGCGAGCGGTCCTATAATTACAATCACAGGCGATAATTGCCAGATTGATGTTGTATGCAGAGGTGAGTCGTCAACCCCAGCATTTACTGGTGACAATATCGTTATTAACTCAAATAATGTGCACGTAAAAAAGGACAGCTATTGGGCGTTTGGTCGTGCTGTTAAGTGTATAGGCAGTCATTGCATTATTCATGCAGGACTGTATCAAACGGCAGACGCAACTGCAACTGGTTACGACATAGAGTTGGGCGTATCGGGAATAGCTACGCTATACCATGAGGTAAAAGGTGCATATTCATCACAACATACTGGTGGGATTCTGCTTATAGATACTGGGGTCGCAACAATTAGTGGCGGTCAAATCGGGAAGCTGACTATCGCTTCAGGTACAAATCCAGCGGGGATTGGTGGCCCTCGTGTGCGTGGGGTGCGAATTACAGGTGATGTGTCCGTTGGTGTGTCGAATACGCTATTTGCAAATAATATGTTTTCAAACATAAATATCGCTTTTTTACTTGGCTCTTCTAGTTGCTCGCTCGATGCTTCAAATAATACGTCTGCGGTTATATCGATTACAAATTCGGGAAATGTTAATAACTATATCGCGCGGGAAGTTTCTTCTGGTGGATCGTCTAAATTCAAACAAGGTCATGACTCATCGTTAGACGTTGTAACAACGGATTACGCAACAGGAGACAAAATCTTCCCGGGGAACGTAACGCAGGGATTAGGTAAAGCCTACAAAATGCAGAATGCGGCGGGGGTAGTTGTGGGGTCTGCGGCAATGTCTGGCGATAATTTAACAATAGCTGCGCTGGGTGCGACAAACGGCTTGTCAGTCGCTACAGCTGGCGGCAGTCTTTACGCATACGCAGGCGGCGCAGGAACTTTTTACTTGGGTTCAGCAGGGGCATACAGGGTAACGATTGACACAAACGGATATTTAAAACCGTTTGTAGATAATACCTATGATCTTGGAACGGCAGCAATGCGCTGGCGTACTGTTTATGCTGGAACTGGCACGATTAATACTTCAGACGAGCGCGTAAAACAGCAGTGGTCTATAGATGTTGCACCTGAATTGAGAGCATGGGCGAGAGTTAACTTCGGAAAATTCAAGTTTAATGATGCTGTGGCGGGAAAAGGGGAAAAAGCACGGTGGCATTTCGGTTTAATCGCGCAACAAGTAAAAGCCGCATTCGAGGCTGAAGGGTTAGATGCTTTTGCCTATGGTCTCTTGTGTTATGACGAATGGGATGGGTCCGAGGCATTTGAGGATGAAAATGGCGTCACGCATGAGTCCGTTCAACCAGGTAATCGGTACGGAATTCGCTATGAAGAAGCGCTTGCCCTTGAGTGCGCATATTTAAGGAGTAGGTTATGAAGGTGATAATTTTTTCTCTTAGCCTAATCTTAGCTGTTTCGGGTTGCGGTGGCGCTAAACCTATCCAAGACGGGGCGAAAGTTCCGACACCGTGGCAGTGCATTGAAGCGCATAAACGAGGAGAAGTAAATTGTTAGACCCGCGCGTAGAAAAGATATTCCGCCAGGTGAAGGAAGAATTCAAGCACACGCCAGACGGCCCTGTAGATAACTGGGCGGTTCCTTCCGAGCATCACGCCATGCTTGCACAACTCGGAGTCATTAAGGATGACTGTGACGGATTCGCGTTGCGCTGCCGTGAACTACTCGACGGGTTGGCTGTAGATAACCGCCTGGTTATAGTCCGTGTTCGGTCGTTGCCTTTCCCGGTCAATGGTCACATGGTGTGCACGGTCGGCGGCTGGGTATTGGATAACCGATGCAGCAGTGTCATTTCGCGCGATCTGCTCGACTACGACTTTTTAATTCAGTCAGGCTTTCACGCTGGTGATGACTGGCACATGTGTGAAATTTAACCTAAACCGACTAGACAAAACGGAAAATTATGAACGCGCAGTCACTACTTAACTTAGGCCTTTCATTCGCCTTTCTAACCCTCGGCTGGTTAGCGCGTGAAATGTGGGTCGCAGTGAAGGAATTGAAATCTGACCTGGCGAAACTACGTGAAGAAATGCCAAAGAACTACGTGTCGAAAGGCGATTACCGGGAAGACATTCATGAGCTAAAGGAAATGCTGAATAAGATTTTCGACCGGATAGATAAAAAGGCGGACAAATGAAACTGAGCGAACACTTCATGGTGGAAGAATTCACCGCGTCACAGACAGCGGCACGACGCGGGATCGATAATTCTCCGACTATTTTTATTCTGGCGAATCTAACAAAACTCGCGGCAAAGATGGAAGAGGTGAGGGCTGCGATAGGGCGGCCGATTAGTATCTCATCTGGCTATCGTTGTCCTGATCTTAACGCCATGGTGGGCAGTAAGCCAACCAGCGCGCACACCAAAGGGCTGGCCTGCGACTTCCACGTGCACGGGCTGACACTGCTCGATGTAATTCACGCGATCCGTGAAGCGCACATTCAGTACGACCAGCTTATCCTTGAATACTACGACTCGGTAACGGGCGGAGGCTGGGTGCATATCGGTATCGCAGACACGATGCGAAATCAGCTTTTGACGATCAACTCATCCGGTACGTTTGCCGGTTTAAAGGTGGCCTAAGATGGATCCGATTACGCTTGCAATGTCCCTTGCCCAGTTCGTGCCGCAGATCGCGAAGTGGGTAACCGGTAGCGACAAGGCGGAACAGGTGGCGCAGAAGGCCATTGACATTGCGCAAACCGTGACTGGCAAACCATCTGGCGATGATGCGATTAAAGCGCTTCAGACTGACCCTGCGCTGGTGTTGCAGTACAGGCAGGCCGTACTTGCGCAAGAGGTATCGTTCCAGCAACTGGCCGTGCAGAACGCGAGCGAGATCAATCTTACAATGCGCGCGGAAGCTGCCACCGAACACTGGCCTACGTACTCCTGGCGTCCGTTCATCGGTTTTTGCTTTGGTGTACTGAGTCTGACCTCGGGCGGAACGGCAGCGGTAGCGTACCTGGGCGTAATGTTCTTCAAGGTTGACGCAGCGGTGCTGGCTCAATTGCCGCCAATGCTGGCCGCTGAAGCTGCCGTCATGGCGACCATCGCGCCGGTGTTGGGGATCGCGAGCTGGTATCGGGGCAAGATGCAGGCTGACCCGAGTATTTCGACGGTGAACCGTGGCTAGAGTAGGTCAGCTAGGTCAGATGCCTTCGGGTTGTAATAGATCATCAAAGTTTTCAGGTTCGTATGTCCGATCATTCTAGCCAAGGCCATCACGTCCAGCTTCTTCGCGAGCCGCGTGACGGCGGTGTGTCGCAGGTCATGGAACGTGAGGTCGTCCACCATAGCCTTCTCCCGCGCCGCGCGGTACTGGGCGTCGATCTGGCTGGCGCTGATGTTGAATACAGTGTCCGCGTCGCGAGGCATCGCCTCGATTATCCGCACAGCCGTGAGCGATAGCGGTACGTCACGCTTCGCTGCCCGCGTCTTACCAAAGCGCACCCGGCAGGACTTCGGCTCGATGTCGGACCACTCAAGCCTTGATATCTCACTCTCGCGCATGGCCGTCTCCAGGGCGAACTGCACGACGTACCCCAGTCGGCCATTTACCGTATCGGTTCCTTCGCCCAGCACGAACAGGAGGCGCTCCAGTTCATCATCGGTCGCGGTGCGGTCGCGCGGGTCTGGATCGTCAGGCCAGACGACACCCTTCATCGGGTGAACCGACAACCATTTCCACTCCTCGACCGCCCGCTTGCAGGCGTTCGACATCGTGTTGCGTTCGCGCAGCACTGAACCAGCGGATACCGAGATTAATCTGCGATCGCGCCACGCCGCAAAGTGCGTGGCGTTCAGGTCGCGCAGATGCACGGCAGCGATAGGGTCAGCGAGAAACCGATTGATGCGCAGCGTCTCCTCTCGAGCGCCGGATTTAGTCGGCGTTACCGTCTTCCTATAGTGAGTAAGCAGGTCACTGAAGGTTTTGTCGGGGGTTGATCCGTTCTTTCCTGCTACAATATCGCTCTCGACCTGTAGCGCCCATGTGGTGGCTGCGGCTTTTGTCGTGAACGTCGCCGACTTCGATATGCCCTTACGCCTCACCTCTGCTGTGTATGTACTCCCTCGCTTGCGGATCGTCGCCATTTTGTCGCACTCCTGTCGTAAATCTGTCGCACATAATAGTGTATTTTTGCGGGGGATGCAGGGATTAGGCGGGTGTTTGCGTACGACAAAAAAGCCACTTAAGGGCATTAAGTGGCTGATTCGTAAAGCGTTTTATACTAAATACTGGTGCCCAGAAGAGGACTCGAACCTCCACACCTTGCGGCACACGGACCTGAACCGTGCGCGTCTACCAATTCCGCCATCTGGGCAATGCATTTGCTGAAGGCGCGCAATTTAATAGTTAAAGGACT